AAGGTGTCGGACAGGAAGGTGTATACCCTGGGCATCTGTTCCACGGCCTTCAGCATGACCGCCGTGGAAAAGAGATTGAAGTTAGCAGGCATTGTTTTGTTCCTCCTTTACGTAATAATGCGCGTCATCAGCCTTCAGCCTTGAAGCTGACGGTGATGGTCACGGCCTCTTCGCCCATGACAAACTTGCCGTCGGATCCGATGGTCACGCCACCGGCGGTGACTTCGATCTCGTCCACTTCGTAGTCAGAGGCGGGAGTGCAGGTCAGGGTGACGATTTCGCCCTTCTTGGCGGTCGCCTTGTCCACGGACGCGCTGCCGTGGTCACCGGCGGTAACGGTCACGGACAGGGCTACGCGGTTATCAACCTCAACGTCATCTTCGCTCCAATCGTCGAAGGGACGGAAGGTAATGCCGTACCGGCGCAGCACGATGGCTTCGGCGGCGCTCACAGCTTCATAACCGCTGTTGCCGTCATCCTTCAGCACTTTACCGGCAAGGAACTCGCCGCGTTCGTAGGCCGCAGCTGCGACGGCGATGGCGGCGTTGGTGGTGGTGTCCACATTGTCCTTCAGGACGAGCAGGTTGTAGCTGTCGCTGATCTGACCGGCGGCAGCGGGCGCATACAGGCCGCTGGACTTGCGGTAGATCAGGCAGCCATACGGGATTGTTCCGTGACCGGGTTCAATGCTGACCGCGACGGGCTTCGCATCGGTATTGGTGGCCAGCAGCGCTTTCACGTCGCTCTGGCCGATGGTTCCGAACAGGTTTTCCATAATGTTTGTCCTCCTTCTTCCGTCATTACGCCATCTCGTTTACGGTGACGTTCACGCCAGCTGCGAGATCGGCGATTTCCTTGGCGAGTTTGTTTTCGGTATCCTCGCCGGATTTGCCGTCCATTTCGCCAGCGTCGCCCGCGCCGATATTGTCAGCGGGCTTGGTTTCTTTCTGGCGGTTTTCCAGATATTCCTCGCCGGTCTTCGCCTGTTCAGCGATTACGGCCTGAAGGAAATCTGCCGCGCTCTTTCCGTCGTTGAGCGCGTCTTCGGCCATCTTGTCCCACTTCGCACCCTTGGGCTTGAGGGCCAGGATGTCCTGACGGCGTTTGCGTTCAGCTGCAATGGCAGCATCGGCAATCGCCTGCGCCGCTGCGGGGTTCTCCTGCTGGATCACTTCGGCAGTTGCGTCTTTCAGTTCGACCATGTGGATTCCTCCTTCGTTGGGCGTTTCGCCCGTATTTTCAGACGAGTTTCCGGCGGCAACTGCCGTTTTCTCGTTACTGACATTATCAGCGGCATTGGCCGCTTCTGCCTCGGTCACCGGCTTGACCACCGGGATTTCAGGCACGTTGTCGTAGCATGACTTCATCGTGTTGTAGACCTCTTCGGTTACGGCACAGGCGGCGATCTGCTCGTCACCGTCCGCAGCCTCGATCACTTCGTCCACGAACCCGGCGGCCTTCGCGCTGTCCACGTTGTACCAGGTGGTCTTGTCCATCAGGTCAAGGCACTCTTCACGCGTCATGCCGGTACGTTCCGCATAGATATCCGCGATATCGTTGTCTGTGTTGATCATGCTGTTATAGGCGGCCAGCATATCCTTCGCCTGGCCGCGCACCGCCCAGGAGCAGCGGTGGATCATGTAATCGCTGCCCTTCGCCATACGCACGGTTGCTCCGGGCATACAGGCGATCAGGGTTGCCGCGCTGCAACAGGATCCCTCGATATCCACGGTCTTTTTCGCGCTGTGCTTCATCAGCGCGGTACGCATCGCAATGGCTTCGTTCACCGCGCCGCCGGGGCTGTTGATGCGGATTGTGATCTCGTCGACGTCGCCAAGTTCCTTCAGCGCCTTGTTGAAGTCCTGGCTCGTGATCTCGTCGCCCCAGAAGTTTGTGCTGCTGATCACCGAAAAGATCATGACCTCGCCTTTCTTTTCGGCCTTGTTCGTCTTGAACTCAAGACGAAAACCCATGTTATTCTTCGGCATCCTTCGTTCCTCCTTGTGCTTCTTGCCATGCTTTCAGTTCTCTGCCGCGCTGCGCAACGTTCTCCATGTAGTCCGTTCCGCCGTATTCCATAGCCTCCTGTTCGCCGGTGGTGATTCCGGTTTCCATCCGCGTCTTTGCCGCGTTGGCCTCCTGTACGGGCTGTACGTGGCCTCTGCTGGATCCGACCCATTGGCAGCCGCACCACGCGTCACGGATAAGCGGGTCATCAAAAAAGCCCGGAGCGTCAAGCAGCCCCAGGGCGACCGCCTCCGCGATCACGGCCTCATAGACAGGCTGGTTAAATCCCTGGATAAACCGTTCCCTGTACCGGGTCACGACCCGCCAGAAATCAAGCCTTGCCGCGTTCGCTGCGGTGTAATTGCTGTTATACGTGTGCATCAGCACTTCGTATGGGATTTCGCTGCCGCTGCCCAGGATCGTGATGATCTGCTTTGTGTAGGAATCGAACGCGGTCGGGGCGCGGCTTTCGCCGATCTTCTCTGCCTTCTTTCCGGGCGGCAGCTCGTACACGTTTCCGTTGCCAAGTTCGATGTGTAGGCTGTCATCCGTCACCTTGTCCTCTTCGGCAATGGAGTCGTTGATGCTGTCGTAGCCGTCATCGTCTGTGCCGTCGCTGGTAATGAATACCGTCAGCATGGCCGAAACAATGCTGGCCGCGAGTTCTGCGTCCAGGTATCTGTCCAGCTGCTTGACCTGTTCGATCATCCCGGCGATGAACGGAACGCCCCGGTGCTGCTCCGGCCGCTCTGCGGTCATCAGGTGCAGCACGTTCGGCATCCCGGTGTCTTTGCCGTATGCGTCGATTGGCTCCCAGGTGATCTCGTCCGGTGTTTCTTCCTGTAACGGGTGATAGGTGGCGATGTGATAACGGATGATTTCTCCCTCTTTGTTGATCTCCACGCCGTCCACGATGCGCCCGCCGCTGTCCGTGTTCTTGGCTTCGCTTTCACCGCCCTGGCTTTCGGGGGTGGACAGCCGGTCGGCTTCGATCAGCCGGATCGTGGTCTGGAACGGGTTGCGCGGGTTCGGCTTCATGCCGAACAGGCCAAGCACATCGCCGCTGACGAGTTCGCTGCGGAAGGCAAGTTCCTGCATTTCCCAGAAGTTGTGCTGCCTCGTGGCGTCACACATGGGCGTTTTCGCCCACATATTGAAAATGCGCAGCGCGGTCTTCTGCCACTCTGTTGCCGCCTCTTCGCTGATCCCCAGCGCTTCGTAGTCTACCTTCGGCTTCGGACGAATACCCCAGCCCACCACGTTCGTGACCATTGTGGAGGGAGCGCCGCGCCCAAGGCCGCCGCCGGTGTACAGATCCCGGCTGCGGATCCGCAGCAGCGATCCCTGACGGTCAATATCGTCCTCCGCGCTGCCGCCGCCGGTGATCCAGCCGATCAGGCTGTTTTTCGTCTGGCTTGCGCCGTGGTACTTATAGCCGCTGGCGCTGGCCGTTTTTGCGGCCTCCAGCAATTCCTCGGCAACCCTTCGCCGTTCCTCCTGAACCCGCTCTTTGTGCATCTTCGTGCCGCGTTCCGGGTTGACCAGCGTGGTCAGCCGCTCCCGTATCGTCATGGAGGAATTGATAATTCTCTGTGCCATATCCGTTCCTCCTTACACGTCCCTGAACACAACCGCTACACTTCTCGGCGGCCTCGTGTTGGTTTCGTATTTTTCCTTGATAGCGGCAAACTTGTCGATCATCGCCTCAATGTCCCCGATATCCATCATTGTCACGCTGCGCGATCCGATGGTATATTCCTTCACCTGGCCGTTGACCAGCGCGGACAGCGCCGCCTTATATTCTGTCAGGTACGTGCATACTTCCTCGTAGGTGTATGCCGCGTGATAATATTGCCCGTTTCGATAGGCCATACGCGCCGCCTCCTTATACTCTGATTCCACTCGAAATCAGACCCTTCGGCTTTTTCGGTTTGCCGGAAGTGTCCGCTTTTTGGATTTTCTTTTCACCGTATAATTTCTGTTCACAGGCGTCCAGGTTGATTTTGAATCCCTTAAATGCGCAGCGGGCGTAATTGTTCACGTCCAGCGCTTCGTTACGGTTGTAGATCTTGACCCACTCTTCAACGTATACGCCCTTTTTCTTCACGAGTTTGACCTGCTCGGAGATCAGCCCCCGGAAGTATTGTTCGTCGTATCCCTTGTCTTCATCGTCCGGGAAGTGCATATACCTTGGCCCAGGCTCCGTAATGCCCGCGTTGTGCAGCACGGCGCGTTTGCCGACATATACGTTCAGCTGAAACCAGTTCTGCCCCTTGCCGGTATTCTTCGTGTGCCGAACCAGCGGGCCGGTGTCCTTATTATCGCCCTTGATGGGGTAGATGTGCCGGTGACGCCGCTTGTAGCATTGTTCCATCACGTCATCCCAATAATTGCCGCCCGCGTCCATGAACGTGACGGCTGCCCGCATTGTGCGCCCGTTCTCCAGGTGCCATTGCCGGTCGAGCAGATCGTCCACCATTTCCCACACTTCCGGCTCGTCAGCCCGTCCGGGAAGTACGCCGTATTCAAGCCCCCAGCTTTCCTCGCCGCGTCCCCATCCCTTGACTTCGTATTCAAGCCGGTTGCCCTGCGTGTCGATGCCGATGGTGATCACCAGCACTCCGTTCGGGACCTCCGCGTTATAGTGTTCGCGCCTCATGTACAGCGCGTCCGGGATCGCCGTTGTGTCCCGGTATTCAAACGGGATGCCCAATTCGAGGTTGTAGAACGTTTTGAGCATTTCCGGGTCATCTTTGCTGTCCAGGAATTTTTTGCACTCGTCCGTCCAGCTGGCCCAGGGTGACAGGAACGCGTTCAGGTGGAATGATCGTATCCCGCGTTTCAGCGCCTTCGGATTGTAGGCCACCCACTCTGCGTGTGCGCGTTTGACCTCCCATTCCTCCATAAACTCCTTGCATTTCGGACATTGCCATCGCGCACTTGTGACCTCATATTCCTTGACCCCGTTGTTTTCGGCGGTTTCCTGTTTCGTGAAGCAGATATCGTCGAAGATCACCTTGCTGTGCTTTCCGCAATGCTTGCAGGTCGGTTCCCATTCCTCCTGCGTCCCGCGCAGAAATTCCCGGTAGATCCGGCTGGTCGCCTTGATCGTTGGCGTACTTGTGAACACGCGTTTCGCGAAGGCGAAGTTCTGTGTACGTTTCCGCGCAAGGCTCACGGGGTCGCCTTCCACGCCCGCGCTGGCCGGGTATCCGTCCACTTCGTCCATGAACAGGTTCTCCACCGGCCTGGATTTCAGGCCGCCGGGACTCATTGCGCCGGTCATGCTGATAAAGCCGCCGTTGAAATTCACCTGGGTGATTGTGCTGTTTTTCCCGCCGAAGGTGATCTCATTCAGCACCGGCGTGGCCTCGATGGTCGGCGTCAGCCGCTCCTTGGAGAAGTTGGCCACATCGTCCTCTGCGGGCATAACCAGCAGCGAAGGGCCTGGGTTCAGGTGCATCATGCGCCCCATCATGTTCATAATCATGTCCGTCTTGCCCATCTGTGCGCTGGACATGACCACGATATCGTGGATCCCGCGCTGGCTGAAGCTGTCCATGATCTCTTTCTGATACGGCGCTCTGTCCGTGTGCCAGGGGCCGGGTTCCGGCGCACTCTTTCCGACAATCTGCCGGTAATGGTCGGCCCACTCGCTAACACTTTCATCGCTTGGCGGTCGGAAGATATTCAGAATATCCCGTCCAAGTTCCAGAAGGTTCATTCGTCTTCATCATCCTCGTCGGACGTCTGGTAGTTATCCTCACCAGGCAGGGGGGTGTTGGCGATCATGCTTAATGCGTCACGCACATCGCGGTCGATAATGGCCTCGATCTTGTCAGCGCTTTCGATCATCACAAGCGCCGGTGCGAGTTTTCGTGCGAGATTCACGAAGCGTTCACGCACGATGGTGGCAACGTTGCCCCATAGCCGCTTCACTTCTGTGATCTCCGCGTATTCGCCCTTCATGCGGGCGACTTCGATTTCTGTCTTTTCTTTCTTTACCCTCTCATGCTGTGCCTTAACTACCGACAGCTCTTCGTTTTCTTCTTCGGCGGTGTCCTTATTGTAGGCCACCCACCGCTGCACAAAAAGAGCGAGGTCGAATTTCTTCGGATCCTCGCCGCTTGGAACAAATAGTTTTTTGTTGGTTGGCAGATCCATGTCGATATCATGCAGCCTTCTGTAACTGTATCCCGCCACGGTTGCCAATTCCTTTTTCGTAAGAGCGAGTCCCATGCTTCACCGCCTAACGTCCCGCCATCACGTTCATAAACTCATGCTCGATCTGCGCCTTGAGGAATTTCACAATATCCTCCTGCACTTCATCCTGGCTTCGGTTCATAGGCATCTGCGGAATAGCAATGCCGGAAACCTTCATGATCGGGAACCGCTTCTTCCCGGCCCGCGTGAACGTCAGCTTGCCCAGCTTGCTGCCCAGGTTGCGGAAGGGCGGCTCCCCGCCGTAGCTGCTCATGGCGCCGGGCAGCGTGCTTTGCCCGCCCTTCACGATACGCGCTTTGACCTTGTACTTGTGGTGTCTGCTGTTCCATCCGTGCGCACCGCCGCTGGCGCTGTATTGGCCGCCGATGCTGCCGCGCTTGTCGCGCACAGGAATAATGCAGCCCATGCCCTGTATGGAGGCGCTTCCGACCGCTTTTCCGACCTTGCTGGGGGAAATGACATAATCGTGCGGCAGATCCTTCTTCAGGATCTGCCTGACATGACCTCCCGTTCTGTTGTAAATCCGGTAAAGCGCCCGGTTAAACCGTTCCGGTTTACAGGCCGCCTGGAGCAATGTCAATTTTGCTACACAATCGCTGGTGTCAATATTGATTGAAATCGGCAGCATCCCGTCACCCCCTTTGCGCGGGCATAAGGAAAGGCGGGTCGTTATCACGCCCGCCTGTATTTCACACTTATCTGATGGTAGCATAATATCACACCTGGTTTGTCATTTCAACACATTTTGGAGCAGAAAATTTTCGCTTCATTATATAAAAATTTTTTTGGCCCTTCGCGTAACGCGCATGATATGCCCGTTTCGCGTCATTATTCCCACCAATTTTTCGATTCGCCGATCATCAGAATGACCAGGGCAATGATCATAATCGCGAGTCCGGCGACAACCGCCCGGACAAGGATCCAGATGACAATATCTGCTACGACTTTAAACAATGTTTTTCGCTCCTTTAATCATTCTGCCGGTTCCGTCTGCTCTCCCGTGTATATGCTCCTGCCGTTCAGCTGCGCACCGGCCCATATAATCCGCCGGTGGCAGCACCGGCACACTTTGTCGTTCGAGTTCAGGTATGTATGGCACTCCGAGCATACATACCACCATGTATGCTGATCTCCCTCAATTTCGGCCTCAACCGGCGCATTATCGTCTGTGTTGTTCATTTTTTCGCCGCATATCCTTTCTTGGCCACCACATACTTCTCCTGCCACTTGACGCTGGCCATGTTTGGCGCGTCCTCCACGCATTTCCGCGCCCGGTCGAACCCGCGCCGCGTCATGTTCAGTTCCCTTCGGATATCCGTATCCGGGGTATCGAACACGTACTTCATCTTCACAAAAGTGCGCATATTTTCGCTCTCGATCCCGTTGAGGATTTCCTGGGCTTTTTTCATCACTTCGGCGTATTTAATGCACTCGTTCGCCTGGTTTTCTTCGAGTTCTGAAATGGCCGCGAAGGCTTCTTCCAGCCCTTTTGGAAGGCCGCCCCCGCCTGGCATACCCGTCAGGCGGGGCGTGATGTTCGTCAGCCGGTCGCGCTGCCATTGGCGTTGCTGTTCCACCATGCACACGTCCTGCATCACGGACAGTACGCTGGCCAGCAGCGGGATATCCCTGTTCCGTATCGTCACGGGATGAAACTTTTCTTTTTCCATAATGCCCTCCGTGCCTTGAATCCGCGAACGTTCGCGGTTTTCATGCCTCAAACATACTGATCTGTCCCGGCAGCTGCTCTTCCTGTTTGATCGGCTGCCGCTTCAGAATGTCGATGATCCTGTCATCTTCATGGCGCGGGTCATCGTCCGTATGATCGAACCTTTCCCCGCAGTTCCAGCAGTAGTTCAGCAGATCTTCCTGGATATCCTTCGGCTGCGGCGTATCGCAGTACGCGCAGCACCGCCTCACGCCGAAGGCGGGATGCTCCCAATTCTTGATGTGTGTGCATCCCGTGGTGGGATCTCTCCTGGGTTTCGCTTCGACTTTCATTCAGCTGCCTCCTTACTCAATCTCGCTTTTGCCGTATTGGCAGATCATCCCGTTCCCGTAATCATCCAGCGGGCAGTACGTTTCCATGACCTTGTACAGCTTGCACGTCCTCCTG